CCGTCTGGAAGCCGAACGTCCATTGTCAATCCCCCAGATCGCCAAAATCAATGATGCCCGGCTCTCCGCCCCCGGCGCCACCGCGATCTTCCGCCGGAGCGCCGCCGCCAGCATACTCAAACTGGTCACGGTACTTGCGGAACAACCGAACGATTTCGGTCGCGGCCGCTTTTTTGACACTGACTGGCACATTAGGGTTAGCCAGATTGCCAGCGGCATCTTTGTAAGACTGCACATCAAAGTTGGACTGAGGGCCTTCAAAGCGCGGCACCATCTTGAGCACAAGATCAGCAATCGGTGCCAGCCGCGCAATAGCCGCTGAACCTTCCGTACCCGCGCCGATAGCCGCAGCAGCCGTATCCACCAGATTGCCGATATAGCTCCCGGTAGCCTGGTCGATCAAACCGCCGGGCTGCATGATATCTTCAACTTCACCGATAGCCAGATCAAGGTCTTTGGCGCGCTTTTCATCCGCTAGGCGCTTCTTGACCTCTTCCGCCGTTTCTTTAGGTGGCTGCTGTGTGCTAATCGGGGCCTGCTTCGCAGCCTGTGCCTGCTGCTCGCGCAACTGCAACTCGCGGCGCTTGAGCGCCTGCGCCGCAGCAGCCGTATCAGCCTGAAGGCGCATGTTGGCGGTCGGCTCAAGCTGGGCTAAAAGTGCCTGCCCGACTTCGTCCTGCACCAACGCTGCCCGCATGATATTCTTGCGCTGGTTGAGGTCGCCAATGCTGCGAAGCTGGTCAAGCTGCGACTGCGCCGCGCCGCGGTACTGTTCCGGTACAAGGCCAAGTGCCGCGTTCAATCCCGCGTCGCTGGGGTCCGAGAACGCCGCCGCAATGGCGGGCGACAACGCCGCCGTAAGTTCCTCGGCTTGACGTGCTTGCGCTGCCTGAGCATCCGCCGCGCGCTGCCGCTCAATATCAACGATGTTGGCCATGCCTTGCGCCCGCGTCTGCATCATGGCATTGACGTCCGGCAGATTGGGGGCCTCAAAAGACATAGGAATGGCAGCGTTAAGCGGCATGGCGCACCTTAATAGATGGACGTGGCGGGGGTGATGGACTGCAAGTAGTTCATGTACGGCTGATTGGCGTAGTAGCTCCCGACGCCTTGCGCCACCTGACCAATGCCGCCAGCCAGCGCGTTGACCGCGCCCATGGTACCCGCCGCCTGAACGTTGCCGCGCTGCGCCGCGATGTCTGCCAGCGCCGCGCCAGTGGTGCCGACGTTCGCGGCCTGACCTGCGGCAGCCGCTTGACCCATGCCCGTCAAATAGCGGTAGGGGTCCATGCGGGCCTCGCGCTGAGTAAGATACCTGCTGAAAGCGTTCTCGTACTCGGAACTGGCGAGGTTCTGGCCATACTGCTGAATGCCCTTCAGCGTTGTGCCGGACTGGAGCAGACCGCGAGCAGCCGCCGACCGCTCCAGCGCCTTCATGCCTTCTGACATGCGGAACTGGTAGCCGGGGTCAGCCTGAAACTGAGCCATGCCGAAATCCTGATAGGGCGCCATTCTCTGGTACTCAGCCAGCGCGTTCTTGCCTGCCTCAACATAAGGTCTGGCAAGCTCGGTTTGGACGGCAAGTGCCTCTTGTTGAGTTTTGGCAGCCTTTTTGGCGGCGTCTTTCTGAGCGTCCGCCGCTTTCTTGGACCCATACGCGCTTGCCGCTGCGGAAGCAACGCCCGCAGCAGCGACGGCGGCTATGATTGGTACAGGCATCAGGAAAACTCCTTCAAGTATTCGTGCAGCGTCTCGCCATAGAGGTGCATGACCGTCATGGCGTTCTTCATAGCACCTGCGTGTCCTTTCGTCAAAAGAACAACCAGCAGGACGAGGTCATAATATCCAGCCCGCCACATGAACGATCTAGCGTCAGCTTTGCCCTCTCGCTCGGCATCGTCTGACGCCTGCCATTTGAGGACCAGCAGCGCCAGCCCAGCCTGCAACGCCTGTGCGTTGGCGAGGTAAAAGGGGTTGGCGGGCATGGTGACGAGGGACGCCCAGATGGCGCTGTCCAGCCGCGGACGTTCAATAGCGTCGCCGTCCGCCACGTCGTCCAGCGCCTGGATTAACTGCCAGACGTCCAATAGCCAGCCAGCCGCCTCGGGCGGAAGGTCAAGGTTTTGGAAGTGAACTACGAGGGATTGCGCCGCTTCGTCCATTACGTCACCTCGCGGCCAGACACGCGGATGTTGATGGCGGACGCCGACCCGGCGATGGTCGAGATGATGCCACCGACCGCCAACACCTGTCCGACCAACTCGGGAAACGTGTATGTTTCGCTGGCCTGTAGCGTCTTGGTCTTAACGATCAAGTTGTCGTTGCCCGCAGTGCCGCTGGGATTAAGCAGGTTGACGCTGATCGTGGCGGCGCTGGCCGAGTAGTTGGTGGCCGTGAACTTGTCGATGATGGCCGTCACGCCAGACGCCGTGTACTGCGTGGTCTGGGAACTTTCGGCCGTCTTGGCCGGGACGAGAACTTTAACAGTTACAGTCATGTCAAACTCCTTGGATGGATGGCACGGACGCCAAACTTACGGTCACAATAACAGATGGCGTGGCCGGACGCACGGGGCCAGTTTGCGCTGCGATGTATTGGATCGTAGTCGCCGTATTAGTCGTGGCCCACATTAACTCAACATATTCGTTTGCAGCCAAATCAATAAACAGGTTGAGCGCCGCGATCAAATGCCCATCAACGCCGCCGTGGCTGTTTGGCACCGAAAACTGGCTGTTGCTGTCCGCAACGTTAGAGCCATTTTTGCGCATCCAGACATCCGTGTCATGTATCTGCGCGTCCGTATTTACAAACTGAATACTGAACTGTACATTGTAAACCCCCGCTTTATCAGCGACGATCTTTGACTTGCAGGTGCCTGTTATAGTGGTCGAGGCAACCGTTTGTGACGCGCTGACAACGTAGGTTCCGGTGCTGCCGTCCGTGCCCGTGGTCTGCGACACGACGTAAGTACCGGCCGTAACGCCAGTTCCAGTCAGAACCATACCTGGATAGATCGGCCCTGACGTGATGGCTGTGACCGTCATAGTCGTGCTGGCCGGACCAATAGAGGCCGTAAACACCGCCGTGCGGTTTTCTATCCTCACGCCGCTGCTGAACTGCGTGGTATCGTACACGACCGGGAATGCCGTCGTACTTGATCCGTCTGGCTGGTTGGCGGTGCTGTAGAAAGACCCGTAGATGGGTGCCGGGACATGCGGCGTCATAGGCGGTTGGAGCGCCAGCGCCTGAATAGCCGCCTCAAGATTGGTAGGATCAAACGCGGCTTGTTGCGATGCAGCAAGTGCCTGAATTGCTGTCTCAAGCGGGGCTAGATCAGACGCCACCGCGGTTGAGGACAGCAGCGCGTCCGAGAGAATAGCGTTGGCATCAATTGTTTCTGCCGGCGGACCCTTCTGGGTGTCCTCTAACGAATTGGTGCTTTGGCCCGTTTGGTTGAACAAACTCAGTAGAAACAAATACCACTCACGCGCAATCAACCCCGTCCGAGGATCGGTCAGCGGGACGCGGGGTGGCGTAATGTTGGTTATGTTAGGCACTGGTGCCGCTCGCCTGTAGTTCAGCCCCCATGATGGCGAGTTTGATCGGATCGGTACCGGACACCTCGTAGACGCGGTCGCGGATTTTGAGCGTCATGCCGAGGCGGCGCCAGATGGTGCGATAGCCAAACTGACCGATCTTACCCATAGACCGCCAGTGCTCGTTCGACCAAGTGTGGCCGCCGTCATCCGACCACCGCAACATAACTTGCGGATCGTAACCTGGCGCGGCCGTGTAGCTGGTCGTGGTCAGGTATACGGGCGGAGTAAAGTCGTAGGGCGGGTCGGGGTTGTCCGCAATCGTCTCAAAACCGTCGCTTGCTTCGGTTGTCAATAGATCGCCGCTTTCAGTCGTCAAGTCGTTCTGCGCGTATTCAGCCAACAGAACGTCGCCATTTTCGGCGGCCAAATCCTCGGCGGTATAGGCGGGATACAGATTAAGTCCTATGCCTGTTTCGCAGTCAAGTTGAAGCGCGTGCTGCGCCGTGCGCCGCAACGTATTTTCCGTAGTCGGCAGCGCGCGCCAAGAGCGCAACCA